GCAGTTCGGCGGTGGTCACGGACAGCGCCATTACTGGCAAGGCCGAAGCGATCAACCTGACCGGGAAAATAACCCTGAACGGCGACGTGGTGATCAAAGGATCGATCTTGACCCACAACGGGCTGAATGTCGGATCGACGCACACCCATAAAGGCGTAACACCCGGTGCGGGAATAACGGGCACACCGTCTTAACCAACCTCGCTACGGCGAGGTTTTTATTACCTGGAGAACACCATGAGCAAAACATCTGACGACAAAGTCACCGAGCCGGGTGCCTTGGTCCTGCAAAAAACCACCCCTGTCACGGAACCGGTTCGTGCGTTCCGCGACAAGGTCTACACCTCCCGCACCCTGATCCTGCCCGGCGGCGCCACGCTTGCGGTCGCCAAAGGCCGTGCCACGGCGGTCGACGATCAGCAGTTTCAGTACCTCAACACCCACCCGGATTTTGAACGCCTGACGGAGTAAGCCGCGATGATCGGAATGGATCGCCACACCGGCGCGGCCCTTTCCGGCGTCGAGCACTTGCGCCAATCCATTGCCGACATCCTCACCACCCCGGTGGGCAGTCGGCGCATGCGCCCGGCCTATGGCTGCCAGTTGCGCCGGTTCGTCGACATGCCGATCAACGCGGGTTGGAAAAGCGCGGTACAGGCCGAGGTCGCCCACGCGCTGAACCTGTGGGAGCCGCGTTTCAAGTTGCAGGCGGTGCGGGTGTCGGCGGTGCTCGATGGCGTGATCACTTTTGAACTCAAGGGCCTGTACCGGGGCGAGGGCGTAGCAATGGAGGTGAGCGCATGAGTACCGTGGACCTGTCGGCATTGCCGACCCCGGAGGTGCTGGAGTCGCTGGACTTTGAAGACGCCTATCAGGAAGAACTGGCGGTGTTTCGCGCCTACATGGGCGACAACTGGAACGCGGCGTTGGAGAGCGACCCGGTGGTCAAGTTGCTGGAGCTGGGCGCCTACAGCCGGGTTCGGCACCGGGCGCGGGTTAATGACGCGTCCAAGTCGCTGCTGTTGGCCTACGCCCAGCGCACCGACCTCGATCACCTCGCCGCCAACGTGCGGCTTAAACGGTTGGTGATTCAGGAAGCCGATCTGCAAAGCGTGCCACCGGTGCCGCAAGTGATGGAACTGGACGACGCGTTACGCGAGCGTATCCAACTGGTGTACGAGGGCCTGACCACGGCCGGGCCGCGTAACAGCTACATCCTGCACGCGCGCAACGCCTCGGCGCTGGTGGCTGACGCGCAGGCCGAAAGTCCGAGCCCGGCCCACGTGGTGGTCACCGTGTTGCATCTGGAGGGCAACGGCGTGGCCGACCAGCCGTTGCTGGACAAGGTGCTGGCCCACCTCAGCGACGAAGACATTCGCCCGGTCGGGGATCGGGTCACGGTGCAAAGCGCCGAGGTGCAGGAATACCGTATTGACGCGGTGCTGCACATGGCCGGGACCGGCTCGGAAAACGAAGCGATTCTGGCCGAAGCCACCCGGCGCCTCGCGGCCTGGATCAACCCGCGTCGGCGCCTTGGCGTGGAAATCGCCCGCTCGGCCATTGATGCGCAACTGCACATCACTGGCGTCAGCCGCGTGGACTTGCCCGGCTGGGTCGACATTCCCCGGGCCACGCACCAAGCCGCGTACTGCATCGGCTACAGCGTGACCCAAGGCGGTGCCGGGTGAGCCTGCTGCCGCTCAACAGCACACAGTTAGAGCGGGCCATCGAAGCGGCGATTGATCACAACCCGGCGATTCCGATTCGCACCTTGTACAACGCGAAAACCTGCCCGGCGCACTTGCTGCACCAGTTGGCGTGGGCATGGTCGGTGGACCGCTGGGACAACCGCTGGAGCGAGCAGGTCAAGCGCGCCGCCATTGAATCGGCATTCTTCATCCATGCCCACAAGGGCACCATCGGTGCGCTGCGCCGGGTGGTGGAGCCGCTGGGCTATCTGCTGGAAGTGATCGAGTGGTGGCAGACCGTACCGCTGGGCGTGCCGGGCACGTTCGGGCTCAAGGTCGGGGTGCTGGACACCGGTATCACCGAGGAAATGTACCGCGAGCTGACAGCCCTGATCGATGACGCCAAACCGCTCAGCCGCACGCTGACCGAACTGGTGATCAGCCTTGAAAGCACCGGCCAGCTCAACGTCTTTTCCTGCCTGTACGAGGGCGAGGTGATCGACGTGTACCCACCGGCGCCGCACGACATCGAGGTCACGGGGCATTACGGCCCGGCTGGCCGGGAACATCAAACCGAATACCTGGACGTGTACTCATGATTGATCAAAGCAGCCAGTTTATGGCGATCCTCACGGCCGTGGGCGAGGCCAAGCAGGCCAACGCCGACGCAATGAACATCCCGTGGACGTTCTCTCAGATGGGCGTGGGCGATGCCAACGGTGCCGATCCGCAGCCCAACCGGGCGCAAACCAAGCTGATCAACGAGCGCCGCCGCGCGCCGCTGAATCAGGTCAAGATCGACCCGAAAAACACCAACGTGATCATTGCCGAGCAGGTGATCCCGGAAAACGTCGGCGGCTGGTGGATTCGTGAAATCGGCCTGTACGACGCGGACGGCGATCTGGTGGCGGTGGCCAACTGTGCGCCCAGCTTTAAACCGGAGCTGGCACAGGGCTCCGGCAAGACCCAAGTGGTGCGCATTAACTTCATCGTCAGCAGCGCCGCCAACGTCACGCTCAAAATCGACCCGAGCGTGGTACTGGCGACCCGGCAGTACGTGGACGACCGCATCATTGAAGTGTTGCCGCCGACGCGCAAGCCCGGCAGTTACACCAAGGTGCTGATCGACAAACGCGGCGTGGTGATCGAGGGCAGCAACCCCGAGACACTGGCCGATAACGGGATCAAGGACGCTTACACCAAAACGCAAGTCAATGACTTGCTGCAGGGGAAAGCGGCGCTCGACAGCCCGGTGCTGACCGGCACCCCGAAAGCACCTACGGCGCCGCTGAACAGCAACAGTCAGCAGTTGGCCAACACGGCTTTCGTTCAGGCGCTGGTTGCCTCGCTGATCAGCGGCGCGCCGGGTGCGCTGGACACCTTGAAAGAACTGGCCGACGCCTTGGGCGGTGATCCAAACTTTGCCAACACCATCATCAATGCCTTGTCGCGCAAAGTGTCCCGCGAAGGCGATGAGATGTCCGGGGGCCTGACCCTGGGCAATGGCACCGATGTATCGCCCTCGCTCAGCTTTCGCGATGCCTCCGGTATTGGCGGGTTCAGCCTGAACAAAGGCGTGTTGCGCTACATCGGCTATTACGGGTCGCAATCCAAACAACTGTTCTCGCTGGACTTCAACAGCGGGAACGTGGCCAACGCTCGCGGCGCCTTGTGGGACGTGGTCACCTATCCGCCGTCGACGTTCTGGAACACCGGCAATTTCAACCCGGCGTCCAAAGCGGACGCGGCAGCGGTCACGGCCGCACTGGCGACCAAGGCCGACAACGCGACCACGCTGGCGGGCTACCGCATCGGGGACGCCTACACCAAAACCCAGACGGCCCAGCTGGTCGAGAACGCGATTACCGCGCTGGTGGGTTCCTCCCCGGAAGCGCTGAACACGCTCAACGAACTGGCGGCCGCGCTGGGCAATAACCCGAACTTCGCCACGGCCATCAACGAAGAACTGGCCAAGCGCGTGCGCCACACCGGCGACACCATGACCGGCCCGCTGACCCTTGCGGGCCTGACCACCAGCAGCCCTTCGATGAGCTTCAAGTCTGAAGAGGGCGTCGGCTCGCTGAACGTCTACCGACAGCGTCTGCGCTACATCGGCTATTACGGCAGTGAGTCGAAAGAGATCTTCTCGGCCGACTTTGCCACCGGCGACGTGTTCAACGGGCGCGGGGCGCTGTGGGACGTGTCCAAGTACCCGCCCGCGCAGTACCTCAAGGTCAACCAGTCGTTGGCCAGCGGATCGAACCTGCATTGCGGTTCTGGGAATTCGCCGTATATCGCGTCCATGACCAGCGAAACCGGCTCGCTGGAAGTGCATAACGAGGCCAACAGCGCGGCCTCGGCGGTGATGCTGTTTCACCGCAAAGGGATTTTCGGGGCCTACTTTGGCCTGGACACGGACAACCAGTTCAAGGTCGGCGGGCTCTCGATGGGCGCCAATGCCTACACCGTGTGGCACTCGGGCAACGCCCCGAAAAACACGGGCAGTGCAGCGGTGACCGGTTGGTGGCGATGCGCTGACACCGGACTGATGCGTATGTGGGGGGTGACCAACAGTGTCGGGCAGGATTCGGCCGTGGCGGTGCCGCTGCCGATGACCTTCCCGAACGCGGTGTTCGGCGTCCACTTTATGCAACAGGCCGAGATGAAGCCCAGCGCGGTGGGTAACTACGGCGTCAAAGACGTGACCCGCCAAGGGTTCACACTGGTTAACGGCAACGACGGCGTAGGGCCGTGTTATTGGGAGGCGTGGGGAAATTGAAGACTGACACCTACTACCTGCACCGCACGCAGTTGAATTTCTACTGTGATTCGGTGTTTGGTCCACGTCGCATCGACGTGGTTGATCCCGAGTGGACGCCGCCTGTGGTGTATGTGCCGGACCCGGACTGGTCACCAGATGCCGACAACCTCAGTGCGTCGGCGCCGAACATTGAAATGCCCGATCCGGACGCCATACCGCCCTTGATCAGCGTGCCCAACCCGGGCTGTAAACTGCCGCCTGAGCACGAGCTGCTGGAACTGAGCGAGGCGTTGTACCTGGAACTGTCCCACGCGTCGGCGGCAGGCAAGGTCGTGGCTCTGGACGAGGACGGTGTGCCGTGTCTGGTTGACCGGCCGCCACCCAGCCCTGCCCAGCAAGCCGCCGGACAGCGCCAATGGCGTGACCGGCTGCTGCTGAGTACCGACACGCTGATCGTTCGCCATCGGGATGAAACCGAAGCCGGTCGGCCGACCACGCTTGACGCCGATCAATACCGGGCGTTGCAAGGCTTTCGCATGGACCTGCGCGACTGGCCCGAATCCGAGGCGTTTCCGGACGCCACCCGGCGCCCGGTCGAGCCGGACTGGTTGGCTGACTACCTTGCCTGACGCCCGCACCCCTGGGCGTTTTTGTATCCACCGTTTGACCCACACAAGCCTCGCCCTGCGGGGCTTTGTTGTTTCTGGAGAGTACCTGTATGAGCACAGCCAGCCGTTTTCACGGCGTTACCGTCACGCTGGTCGACACCGGCGCGCGCACCATTGCGCTGCCGTCGACCTCGATCATCGGCCTTTGCGACACCTTCACCCCGGGTATCAAGGCGACGGCCAAACCCAATGACCTGGTGCTGCTGACCAGCGAGCGCGAAGCCATCGCCGCGTTCGGTGAAGACTCGGCCATCACCCGTGCGGCCAAAGCGGTGTTCTTGAAAGCCAAGGCCGTGATCGTCGCGTGCGGCGTGGCCGAACTGGAAGATGAAGCGCTGCAAACCTCGGCCATCATCGGCGGCGTGTTGGCCTCGGGTCAGCGTACCGGCCTGCAAGCCTTGCTTGACGGCAAAAGCCGCTTCAACGCCCAGCCGCGGCTGTTGATCGCGCCCAAGCATTCCGCCACGCAAGCGGTGGCCACGGCCATGGATGCACTGGCGGGCAAGTTGCGCGCCATCGCCATCGTCGACGGCCCCAACACCACCGACGAGGCGGTGCTGGCTTACGCGCAGGAGTTCGGCAGCAAGCGCATCTACATGGTTGATCCGGGCGTGCAGCAGTGGGACACGGTCACCAGCAAAACCATCGACGCCCCGGCCTCGGCGTTCACCGCTGGCCTGTTCGCCTGGACTGACACCGAGTACGGCTTCTGGGCCTCGCCGTCGAACAAGGAATTTGTCGGCATCACCGGCACCACGCGCCCGATTGAGTTTCTGGACGGCGACGAAACCTGCCGCGCCAACCTGCTCAACAACGCCAACATCACCACCATCATCCGCGACGGCGGCTATCGCCTGTGGGGCAACCGCACGCTGTCGGCCGATTCGAAATGGTCCTTTGTCACCCGCGTGCGCACCCTCGACATCGTGATGGACGCGATTCTGGCCGGGCACAAATGGGCGGTGGACCGCTCGATCACCAAGACCTACGTCAAGGACGTCACGGACGGCCTCGAAGCCTTTATGCGCGACCTGAAAAATCAGGGTGCAGTGATCAACTTTGAAGTGTTTGCAGACACCGAACTGAACACGGCCAGCCAGCTGGAGGAGGGCAAGGTGTACTGGAACATCCGTTTCACCGACGTGCCGCCTGCCGAGAACCCTATTTTCCGCGTGGAGGTCACCAACCAGTGGTTGACCGAAGTGCTGGAAACCGCCGCCTAAGGAGGCCGCTCAATGATTCCGCAAATGCTCAGCAACACCAACCTGTTCGTGGACGGGGTCAGCTTCGCCGGTGACGTGCCGTCGCTGACACTGCCCAAGCTCACGGTTAAAACCGAAGCGCATCGCGGCGGCGGGATGGCCGGTGAGATCGAGATGGACATGGGGCTGGAAAAGCTGGAAGCCAGCTGGACCAGCACCGGGGTACGCCGCGAGATGATGAAGTACTTCGGACTGTCGGACCAGACCGGCTGCAACGCGGTGTTTCGCGGGGCCTTCAAGGGGCTCAAGGGCCAGATCACCCCGGTGATTGCCACCCTGCGCGGCATGCTCAAGGAAGTCGACCCGGGCGACTGGAAGGCGGGCGACAAAGCTGAAATGAAATACGCCATGGCGGTCACCTACTACAAGTTGGAGATCGACGGTCGCGTGATGTACGAAATCGACATGGTCAACGCGGTGCGCGTGATTGACGGCGTCGATCAACTGGCTGCCGAACGCAGCGCCCTGGGCCTTTAAGGAATTCCCGCATGACTATCAATACTGAAAAGAAACTCCCGTCCTGGCTCATCCTGACCGACGAAGGCGTCACCATCACCCTGCGTTACCCCACTGAACTTAACCATGTCAAAACCGACAAGGTGGTCATGCGCGCGCCGACCGTTCGCGATGTACGGGCAGCAGGCGCGGTCTCCGGCGGCGATGCTGAAAAGCGCGAATTGCAGCTGTTCTCCAGCCTGACCGAAATCCCGCCCGGCGATCTGGAGGGGCTTAAGGTGGTGGACTACAGCCGCGTGCAGGAAGGCTATTTTCGTCTGGTCGACGAAGGCGAACTGTAACCCCGCAACCCTGAAACAACTGGCCAAGCGCTTGGCGGCAGAAACGAGTTTTTCTGCCGCCGAGATCATGGCCATGCCGTTTTCGGAAATGGTCTGGTGGCTCACGGATTGAGCCGCCTGACGCGCAACCACAGGGCAGGGCGAACAGATGGCAAACAAACTCGCGCTCGGGCTGGTGATCGGCGGGGCGGTCAGTTCCTCCGTGGGCTCAGCGTTCAAGGACGTTGATAGCCGGATCAAGAAGCTGGAAGCGACCGGGGCCAAGGCCCGGGTCATGCAACGCCAGATCGGTGACACCATCCGCCTGCGCAACGAATGGAAAAAGGCCTACGACAGCGGTTCGGCCGGGGCATACGCGCTGCGGAACAAACTCAATGCCAATCTCGACAGTTTGCGCAAGCAGGGGATCGAGGTCGGGCGACTCGACCGGGCCTATCAAATGCTCGGCCGTACGGCGCGGCAGGCGGATCTGAAAGCCCAGGGCCATGCACAACTCAACGAAGGCCGGGCCAGTGTCAAAAGCACGGTTGGCCGGGCAGCGGTGGGGGCGGCAGCACTGGCGGTGCCGACCAAAGTCAGCGCCGATTACAACGCCATCATCCGCGACATCGCGATCAAGGCAGGCATCGCCAATGCCCCCGAAGAAAAGCAGATGTCGCGCACCATCATCGACACCTCACGTGACACCGGCATGGCCCGTAACGAGGTGGCCACCGTGGTCAACGAGCTGGTGGGTGCCGGTATGGACTTGGCCAAGGCCATGGAATACGCGCCGGTCGCGGCCAAGTTCGTGATCGGGCAGGGCTCGGATGGCGGCGAAACCGCGAAGATGATCAACGCCCTGGGGCAGAACGCCAACATCACCAGCGCCAAGGAAATGCAGCAAGCGCTTGAGGCCATCGCCTTCCAAGGGCAGGCGGGCAGTTTCGAGGCCAGCGACATGGCCAAGTGGTTCCCTGAGTTGCTGGCCAACATGGGGAATTTGCGGATCACTGGTATGGATGCCGTGACCCAACTGGGCGCAATGTTGCAAGTACAGATGAAGACCGCAGGTAGCTCCGATGAGGCGGCTAACAACCTCAAGAACTGGATGGGGAAAATTGGTTCTTCGCAAACTGTTGAGTCTTACGCCAAGGTAGGTATTGATTACCAAGGCTCACTGGAGTCTGGCATTCAGCAGGGCATGTCTACGCTGGAATCTAGCTTTGCCCTCGCACAAAAGTATATTCAGAAGACTGATCCAAAACGCGCCGCTGAAATGGCCGAAGCAACGGCAAAAATAAGCAAGGAGTCCAACCCGGAAAAAGCCAAGGCCATGATGGCTTCGCTTGAACAGGCACTGCGAACCGGCGATATTTTCGCGGACATGCAGGTCAAGGCCGCGCTCACGGCCTACATGCAGAACAAGGAACTGTACGGCCAGCTCAAGCGTGAATCCCGGGACGCCACCGGCATCCTCGACAAGAACTTGGCTGAGCGCCGCGAAACCTCGTCGCAAAAATGGAAGGAAATGGCCCAGTCGATGGACGACGCCATGCGCTCGGTGGGCGATGCGATCCGGCCGATCACCGACGGCGTGGCCGAAGGGCTGACCAGTGTGGCCAAGGGCATCACCTCGCTCAGCGACCGCACGCCCGGGTTGGCCATGGGGCTGACGGTGTTGGCCGGTGGAGCGCTGACCCTGCAAGGGCTGCTGGGCTCGTTCAAGATCGGCAAGGGCCTGTTCAACCTCGCACGCGGCGCCATGGGCGGACGGGATGCCAAGGGCGTGCAAAAGGTCTTTGTGACCAACGCCGGTGATGACGACAAGGAAGACGGCAAGGGCTCCAAGGTGTTGGCCCTCGCGGAAATCGGCCTGAAAGCCTTCGGTGGCAAAAAGGACGATGACGGCGACAGCGAGGAAGGCGGTGAGAGTAAAGGCTTTGACCCGATTGATACCGGACTCAAGCTGCTGGACGTGTTCCGAGAAGCGAAAAACGACGAAGACGGCGGCGAAGACTCGGGGCCGCAAAAGGTGTTTGTGGTCAACGCCGCCGCCATGGGTGGCGGTGGAGGCGGTGGAGGCGGCGCCGGTGGTCGTGGCGGGCGACGTCGCGCGGGCAATCGCAACGGCCGCCGCCGTGCGGGTGGTGGTGGTGGTGGTGGTGGTGGTGGTGGGCCTCGGCCGCCGCGTCCGCCAGTGCCGCCCGTTCCACCTGTACCGCCGGGGCGGGCGGCGCGCGCCATGGGGTTGATTGGCAAAGCAGGTAAAGCGGTTCCTGGTGCTGCGCTGTTTGAAGGCGTCCTGCGTGCGGCCGACACCTACCAGAACGCCGAAACCAAGGACGAAAAGGCCGAAGGCTACGGCGCCGCTGCGGGCAACATGGCCGGTGCGCTGGCAGGGGCTGCGGCCGGTGCGGCCATCGGTTCTGTTGTGCCGATTTTGGGCACGGCGGTCGGTGGCTTGATCGGCGGCATCCTCGGCAGCATGGGCGGCGAATCCATCGGGGGCAGCCTCGGTAAATCGTGGTTCGGATCGGACGATGAAAAGCCCGCTGAACCGCCGAAGCCCGAAGCCAAAGCGGCAGGCGAGCCACTGGCTCCAGTGGTCAAGCCGGTGTCATATGACCCGACTGATCCGGACTCGAAAGACCCGTTCCTGTTGCCGCACTTTGCCAACAAACCGCGCTTCCCCGGGGCGGACCTGGTGCGCCCGGATTCGTTGCCGCCGCCGACAGCATCACCGGCGCCGGTGGTCAAACCGGTGTCGTATGACCCGGCTGATCCGGACTCGAAAAACCCGTTCCTGTTACCGCACTTTGCCAACAAGCCGCGCTTCCCGGGGGCGGACTTGGTACGGCCCAAGTCTTTACCGCCTGAGGGCTCACTCGGTGCCAGCGCATCACGCGAGCTGCCCGGTGCAGTAAACATGGGCGACGTGGTGCGCTCGTTCGCCAGCACCGCGCCTGCGGGGCCGCTGGCCATGCCGCCGAAGGTGGAGCCGGTGCTCAAGGTCGAGCCGCCGAAGATTGATCAGAAAATCGACGTCAGTGCGCCGCTGACCATTACGGTGCAGGGAGATGTGAAAGACCCGGCCGCACTGGCCCGCGAGCTACAGCCACACCTGCAGCGGCAGATCGAGCAAATCAACCAGCAGATGTCGAGCCGGAATCTGTACGACCAACCGCATCTTTAAACAGAAGGGGCAAGCCATGGCCTACATGGAACAACTGCAGTCGGGGTTGAAGTACCTGACTGCGGCCGGGGAAACCGGGCGTCGTAGCCTGGACGGCATGCTTGGGCCAGTGAACGGCGCCATTGGAGAAATCAGCGGCGCCGCCTCCGAACTGAGCGACTTGCCGTTCATTGGCCCTGCGGTCGGGGCCAAGGTGCAACGGCTGATGCGTGGGGTCAACGCCGCGCAGGCCAAGGTCGGCGCGGTGGTGGCCACCTACAACAAAGCCACCCGGGCGGCCTCGCAAATTGAGGAACGCCTCGGCGTGCTGAAAGAGCAGGCGGGCAAGGCCGCGACTGCGATCAACAAAATCGCAGGCAAAGTCAGCCCGTCACTGGCCAACATCGTGCCCACCGGCGCGCTGGGCGCAGACGCGACCCCGGCCGCCGAAGCGGTAAAACCGTTCCCGCATCTGCTGATCATGCAACCGCTCAAGCCCGGATCGACACCGTTCTACTTCAACCTGGACACCGCCGCCTTCGACGAACTCAAGCGCTCCAGCGAATACCGCTGGGCTTCACAAGAGCGCCTGAACCGTCGCCCGGCGCAGCAAGCCGTGGGCATGGGCGAAGAACGCATCACCCTCACGGGTGCGATTTTTGGCGGGTTCAAAGGCGGCATCAAACAACTCGACACCCTGCGCAGCATCGGCGCCCAACTTCAACCGCTGGGCCTGACCACCGGCTACGGCGACGTGCTGGGCAACTGGTGTTTGAAAAACATCGAAGAAGAACAAAGCGCCCTGCTGCAAGGCGGCATCCCGCGTAAACAGGGCTTTACCTTGGAGTTTGTGCGCTATGGCGACGACCTGCAGAACGGCTAGCGGCGACGTACTCGACACCATTTGCCAGAACTACTACGGCCACCTCAATGGCACGGTAGAAGCCGTGCTCGATGCCAACCAAGGGCTGGCCGAACAGGTTCAGCCGTTCAAGGCTGGGCTAGTGATTCACCTGCCGGATTTGCCCGCGCCGAGTGATGAAGTGGTGATGCTCTGGAATTAACCGCGTTTCGTTACGCGTAACGCTCAACCACTCGGCCCGCCATCGCGCGGGCTTTCTATTGTTCGGAATTCACCTAATGACCCCGACCTTTCGCATCGTCGCAGACGGCGCCGACATCACCGCGCTGATAAACGACCGCCTTCTGTTGCTGCGCACCACTGATAAACCCGGGATGGAGTCCGACGACTTTGAACTTCGCATCGATGACCGTGATAGCGCCGTGTCATTGCCAAGTCGTGGAGCGAGTATCGAAGTATTCCTCGGCTACAGCGGCACCGCATTAACCCGCCTCGGACGCTACACCGTGGACGAGGTCGAGTTGTCCGGCCCGCCCGATACGCTGGTGATCCGGGGCAAAGCCAGCGACATGCGTGGCAGCGGCAAGACCACGCGCAGCGGCAGTTGGGAAGGGG